GAATCCATTTGAGCCTGCAGATTTATCTCATTCAGGTTGAGTAGATCGGTAATATCATTTGGAACTTCAGTACCAAAAGCTGCATATTTAATACCGTCTTTTTGATATAAGTTAATATCCTTGCCGGATTTGGTTCTACGGATTGATATGTTATCAACAGTTAATTCCACTGTGGTATCTCCTCCCCAAGTTGAACGGAAAGCATCTCCGCCCGGACGGTTAAATACTAACCATTTGAGGGCTCGTATTATTGAAGTCTTACCGCTATCAGATCCACCAATTATTACGTTTACACCATCAGAGAATTCCAGTTTGGTTTTCTTGTGCGATTGAAAGTTTGATAATGAGAGTGATTGTATCATTTCTTTTTATTTTTTACCATACCTTTCAAAAATTCTATTAATACTGGCTTGATATACCCGCATCCCATATAGTGCGATTTTTGCAGAATCCGCCTCAGCATCATGTCCATCACCAATCCCAATATAAAATTTCCTTTCTCCCATTTCATTTTCAGTTGTGACAATTCCTATTGCAGCATCCCCACCGAACCAATATGTGTCTAATATTTTCATAACTTTCTTTTTTATTATTATACAAATTTTTTATTTACTGATTTTTTCATTATAGTAACAATCCAACAAATCAAAAAACGAATCAGCATCCATAATCACTACAGGCTTCTTTCTGCTCCGTTTACAAACCAATAACCAATCAGTTCCTTTTCCTTGGTTTTCTTTTGCCTGTTCAATCCAGCTATGCACGGCCCAAGATTCCTGAAATTTGCATTCCACCGAGAATGGGAATAATGCTTGTACCTGACTTTCCATTCTAACATCGGTTCCACTTTGCCCCATCGGTCGGGATTCAATCGGTTTGTCATCTCCGGAGCTCCCCCATTCATATCCTGTTATCTCAGATATTTTTGCACAAACATATTGTTGTAAATGCCTGCCTTTGGCTTTAGCCGATTGAACGGATATTCGTTTTTTCTTTTTAAATTTTGTTCTTTTCATCTTCCAAATTTACTTGGTCTAATGCCATTGTTATACCAATCACATTCATCACAAGGTTTATTTTTATAACCTGTTGCTCCATCTACCCATTTACAACTTCTACCTTCCGTATCATAAGGACATTGAAATGGAGTTTGTTTTTTTATAGCAGCAAAATAAGTATTTTCCTGTCCTGGATCACGATATTTACCAGCCCTATAAAGAACATAGCACCCTGCTATTAAAGCAAGAATAACAATAATCCATCCAATAGAGTCAATAAATATCCATATTTCATTCAGTGTTTCCATCGTCTTCAGTTTTAAATGTTTCTAATCTCAGTATATGCAATTCCTTTGATGCCTTAGTCAGGGAATCAATTACAAGGTGTTTTCCAGTACTGTTATCCAATTTAGAACAATCAGTTAATACCTTTTCCAGGGCTTCGTGGATTTTACCTATTTCTATTTCGGTCGTCATAATGTTTTGAGTGGTTGGTTTCTTTGTTCTTTTCATTTACTTTTTCTTCTAACCATTGAATGTAATCATATATTTTAGTAAATCCAATAGGCCAATTATCCATTTCTAATGGAGTAGCAATAGTAATTCCTGTTTCCATTTTGTATTTTAAATGTAAGTCGTTCATTCAATTTCCTCCGATTCCATTTTAATAATTTCATTGAAATTTATAAGGCTGGTGATTTGATCATTTTTGGAAATTTGTAGAATTTTAGTTTCATGTATTAATTTCCAACTATCACAAAAAAATGTTTCCCGTGGTAGATGATTTGGATTGGCTTTGTACCAAATACGGATTCTTGTTTTCATCTTATTTTAGGTTTACGTTCGGTTTCAAATTTGCTTTCTATGGTTTCCCAAAGTGTTATTACTTCCTCCTTCAATGGCTGTTCCCATTTTTCTTTTTCAATTATTTGAATGGATTTATCAATAGATTTATCTAATGGTCCACCGTTATCAATAGTATAAATGGTATTATTTGTATAGTCTTTGATAAATTGTAGGTTTTCCCTAATGTTATCAACTCCGTAATCAAAAATTATGGTCACGGGAGCAGTACGATAAGGTTTCCAGACTGAACTTTTAAATATTTCTACTTCAATCCTTACACCAATAACATGGGAGATAACTTTTTTAGCAACTTTCTTTTCATCCTTAATTTTTTTGGTAATTTCAGTTCGTAATCGTAAACTGGCATAAAACGGTATGGCTTCTCCTCCTGGACTTTTGTATTTGGGACCAAATTTATTGGTAGTTTGCCGGATCTGATTACTGCATACCATTAAATAATTATTCTTAGCCAATACCCTGCAAGTTTTACGACACTCCTCACTAAACTCTTTAGCTCTACGCATTCCCATTTTATCTCCATCTTCATTATCCATTTCTAAATCAGTTGACAAAGCTGCCAAACTATCAGCAAAAATTCCATTAACACCTTCTCCTTCCGGCTCCCATTTTCTTACTGCCTTGAATACTTCTGGTACGAGGTCTGGTGTACTGTAATTCATTTCATCAGTATCCAAATCAAATATACGGGCAAACTGTTTATTCAACCTGGCTTCAGGATCGTGAAACATTACCTCTCCTTTCTGACGTTGTACGGCTCCGGCAATTTCTGATAACAATACGGTCTTACCTGAGCTGGCTGGTCCAAATATTTCAACCAATATTCCTGCAGGCATTCCACCTCCTCTAACTCTACCACCTGAAATAGCTAGGTCTAACAGAGTGGAGCCTGTACTAATCATTTCGGTAGTATCCCCATCATACTCCTGTTTCTTTTTAGGCTTTTTTGATACCTTTGCCCTGACTTGACGGCTGAGTTTTATGTTTTTGGTTCGTTTCATATTAATGTTTTCATATGTTTGGCTCTGGCTCTATAAGCATTAAAGAGTTTTAGCGGGGTGTTGGCATTCACGATTCTGAGAAATGTTTTTTTATTTATTCCATGATCACAAGAATCTAGCGTTAATAAATATACGCACCTCTCACATTTTACCTTACATAAAGTACAAGAAGCACAATGACCAAATCCAGTTAGTTTATTTGCCACAAGATTCCCTTCATATCTCGTGAATCCTTTTGTAATCTCTTCAAGCGTAATTGTTTCGTAACGCTTTTTCAATGCTTTAAATTCCTTTAGGTTTTTTGGTTTCATTCTAACATTGTTAAAATTGTTTTGATATAATCATCATTTACATTCCTCCGTATCAATTCTGACCGTAGATTCTTTTTGAACAACATTTTAGACTCCCATTTCTTTTGTTCAGTACGAGCCTTTGTACCAATCATTTTTACCAACTCCTCCGCCTTCTCCATTTGAGAATCATACCAATGTTGCACTTCATCCCTAACTATGACGGTCTTGGAAATGCCGTGAGCTAAAGAATATAACATAAGATAGTCGGAAACCTGCTGGGGTAAATGAGCCCCAACAAGTTTAGTTTTTTCCGGACTGCCTTTTTTGTCACTTACTTTTAGAATTGCCATATACTATTTCTTATCTTGTTCCTCACCACAGTCATCCCATACTTCACATTTTGCACAGTCTTTATATTCGTCACAATCCTTTCCAAACTCATGACCGTATGGACATTTGTTATTATCATCCTGGGTTTCTTTACGTTTCCGGGTACGTTTTGGTTTTTCCTCTTCAACTTCTTCCTCTGGTTCTTCCTCTTCTACTTTCCTTGTCCGTTTTGGCTTTTCCTCTTCCGGTTCTTCATCCCTGGTTTTACGTTTTCTGGTAGGAGTTTCTTTTTCTGGTTCTTCTTCCTCATTTACATCTTCCTCATCCAATTCCAGGAATTTAGCTTCCAATTCTTTGTAAGTAAGAATATTCAACACTTCATCCAGGTTTGGTATGTCATCCAAAATGTCTTCCGTATATTGTTCCTTCCTTTCAACAGGAGTTACTTTACCAAGCTCTGCAAATTTGTTTTTCCCGATATTTGATTCATCAAACCGGCATTTCATTGTCAAACCTTCTTCCAAGTCTGGAAATACTTCAAACTCCTCATCCTCTTCTAAAGTGTTATTGATTTCCTCCTGACATAGATATTGTGACATATCCATTATGTGAGGTTCAGCGTCGTGTTTCTTTGAGTCTAATGGAATAACACAATACAGGTTTCTTTTGGATTGTTTCAAACCATCTGTATCCTCCTTATCAGCTTCTTGCCTTATTAATTCAGCCCGCTTTTCACATACTGGACAAGCCTTGCCAATGGAAGTTAAACATACTACCTTATCATTATCTACTCCAATATTCCTATGAATTTTGAATGGGAGTTTGTACCATAGACTACCTGGTATAGCAATTTCATCCTCAACGTTACGGTCAGGATGTCGTTTGCTGGTTACTTCATAAGGCATGAAATCCAGCTTTACCGTACTTTTTGCTTCCGGATTAAACACACTTATTCCTTTTGGCAGGTTCAAGTATCCATAGCCAGATGTTTGGCGTTTGGAATCTTTATTTACCTTACCTCGAAAACTACTTTTTCTTTTCTTTGCCATTTTCTTTTTGTTTTTGTTTAGATTTGTTTTTAAAATGTTTTGTCACTCCGTCAATACAAGCAGCCGTTAATACTCTTCCCATTAAATATAATGCACATAGAAAGATTATTCCTAAAGCTGATCCGTTTAATATTTCTTTTAATATTTCTTTTGACATATTAATTTGGTTTTATAACGTTTTTGGTTTTATTTTTTTTAATTTTTCCCAGAATACTTGCCAATTTGCAACTTCTTCTCCTATAATAGTTACATATAAAATTTCCATATTTTTACCTCCTAAAAAATGTATTTGACCATCTGATTGTAATAAATTTGCGGCTTTATAGTTTGGAAATAATTTATAAATTTCTTTAGTTGATTTGTATGCAATTTTTGTAATAGGGATAGTAAAAAACTGATTAGTATTTAAGTAATTTATTATCTTTTTTTCTAGTATTTTATTTTTCATTGTCTTTATTTGTTTCTTCTTAACCGTTTTCCAACACCTGAATCAACTTTCTTTTGCTGTTCATGCTTTTCCCATTCCTGAGATATATCCCTTGGTGAACGTGGTCCGGCGAAGTATTGTTGACCATTTAACTTTACCAGATTTTCCAATGATGTTTTCTTTACGTCCATTGCTTTTACAGCTCCTTTGGCTGTATTGTTTTCAAACCGGGCTTCCAGATATTGTTTATTACCTTCTTTATGGCCTGCATTTAGAATGATAGTATTTCTAACCACTCCTTCTGTGATTTTTACAATGCCGTGCTTTTCAGGATCAGAACGGATTTCTTTATCCAATTCAGCATCTAAAAATTCCAATGCTTCTTTAGCTTCCTCTTCCTTCTTTTGCATTTCAGCTTGATGTCTGGTATACATCAAAGTTAACCGGCTTTGTTCCAACCACTCCACATCTAATTGTGAAGGATCAATTTTTGTGTCTTTTTCGTAGTTCATAATTATATTGTTTTTAATTTTTTCAAAAGTTCATCAATTTTTTCCTCAAAGTCTTCTCCATCTATTGCGTTGGAAATACCATATAAATCTAATTCAATAGCACTTGGATAAAAGTTTCCACATCTTTTTAATTCCTGTAATATGGTTTTAGCCTCTTGTAATAATTTGGTTTTATCCATCTCATTTATTGTTTTTAGTTCGTTTAAACTTCTTTTCCGGCACTTCCTCCACCTTGATTTTTGGAGGCAATTCATTCTCCTTTATCTTTGGTAGACAACAATGTTTATATTTCTTACCACTACCACATGGGCATTTATCATTCCTACCCATTTTCTTTCCTCTTCTTACGAGTGGTTGGAGTTTGCTTTGTCCTTTTGATGGCGGTTTTATTTTCATTTACTTTTTAGATGGTTGAGATTAGAAATAGAAAGTATAAGCATACCAATGAGAAAATCTCCTATATCTATTTTATTTATAAAATATAGAATACAGATTAATACAAGCCAGCATGTAAGTAGTATATAGTTATAATTTTTCATATCAATTAGTTTTTAATTACTGAATAACAAGCCAACACCAACCCTGGAAAACCTGAGTTCCAAAACGGATCAACAAATAATTCTAATATCAATCCAGCAGTAAATCGGGTATCTTTATCACTTTCTCCTAATAAAACTGCCTGAGCATATCCCAACACGTGGCGGCGAATACTTTCCGGTTCCTCCTCCTTTAATCCGTTTAATATCTCACGTACTTCTTTCCAGGCTGTCCCCGTACCAACCAAAGCCCTACATAATAGAATACTCTGTGATTGGACTATCTCGGCTTGTTTAGCTATTTCCAACCTCTGTTCCGGTTCTGCCTTTAATACTTGATCTAATATCTGTAAAGCATTACGCGGATACCCGAAACTATCCTGAAATATTTGTTCATATATTTCTTTCGTACAGGTTTCATCTTCTGCTTTTACCACACTTCTAAGCAAACCAAACATCTGCCGTTCATTCAGTGGACGGACTTGGAATTGAGCACACCTGCCTTTAATTGTAGGTAACAACCTTTGTGGTTCCGTTGTACCAAGTATAAAATAAACATGCTTTGGAGCGTCCTCCAGTATTTTCAATACAGCATGCTGAGCATCGTTTGTCATTTTGTGACACTCATCTACTAACCAAACTCGACAGGTTCCTTCAAGTGGTTTAAATTGGGATTGTTTCCGTATTTCACGTATGGTATCAATACCACGAAAGTCAGCTGTATTAACTTCTCTAAAATCATCTCCATTACTATCCAATTCTTTTGCTATGATTCTGCCTAGGGTTGTTTTTCCACAACCTGTTGGACCATGAATAAGTATTGAATGGGAACAGGTTTCTTTGTCTGCTAGCATTTTCTGCAAGGATTCAACCATATCGGAATTGCCCCGGATGTCTTCCAGTTCTGTTGGTCTGTATTTGTGATAAAGGCTCATTTTATGTTTTTATCAATCCAATTAAAAATATATATTAATGGTACTATAAATATTATCATGCCTACAATACAATGACTTATATAAAACCATGATAAATACCAAGACAATACCGTACGCATTCCTAATCCGATAGACGGAATAAGTATATATAAACACAGTATAGCTGTAAGAAATAAAAAAATGATTATTTTAATGAGAGTTTTCATCCTTGTCCAATCTCCTTTCCAATAGTTTTTAAAGCATTTTTATTAATTAGTTCTGCATACTTCCTACACAAATCGTAAGATATTATCAGGACTGGTTCCACGGTAAAATCATGTTTTAAGAATTCCGTAATCAGTTCCATCAAATATGCCTCTGTGGTTTTTGGAGTTTCCATAATATTTCTATTTACTATATTATACAAATTTTTTATTTAACATATAAATTCTTTCTTGTCAGCCCAACTTTCATCCACTCCTGCCAGCTCCATATCTACTGAAAGCGGAACTATTATCCATTTCCAGGCTTTCGGCAAATCCTTACAAGTTACTCTACGAACTGTTTTAGCTACATGGAGCAATTCATCCGGGTGTACGTCTAATACTATTGAGTCATGCACTTGTCCGATTATTCTGGTATCCCATTTTTCCTCTCTCATTATTCTGTCAATTTCTACAAACGACCAAAGCAAGCAATGGAACGCTGCTCCTTGTACAGGACGGTTAATTGCATCATTGCGGGACAATATATCAACACAACGAAACCCAGTCTTCATATCAATATAACCATACTTTTTATATGTAGCCCACCAACGTTTTTTCCATTTAGCGTAATCAGGAAATCGGTTTGTCCAAAAATCCTCTTCAATATCTTTAACGTGTTCCTCAAATTGTTTGTATGATTTTATTCCTTTTTCTATTAAGTGATCTGATAATGTTCCTTCAGGCATTTTAATCCCTTGACCTTCTTTCCACCTACCTTGAGATAATTCTCCCCAGTTACAAGCCATACCCTCAGCACAGTTTTTATAATAATCTCCATAGAATTCAGGAAACACAAAACCATTCTTTGTGGCATCCCTCAATACTTTGTGTTCTGGTACGTGTTTATTCAAGTTTGGAAGTTTGAATATTTGTTTAGCCATGTCGGCGTGCATATCTGAGGCAGGATTCTTAATATACTTCAACATATTTGGATCCTGGTGATAACAAGCCGCTATCTTTACTTCTAACGAACTGTAATCGACTTCGAGTAGTTGACGTCCTGGACGTGGATATAATGCCTTACGTGTCGTCTGCATAGCCTCCTCATCCCTTCTAGGAATATTCTGGAAGTTTGGCCTATTGCTGCTGGATCTAAAACTACGGACCAAATGTAAATTAAACGATGGATGAATATAACCGTTAACCTGTTCCCTGAGGAAAGCATCCAGATAAGTATCCCGGACTTTCTGCAGTTTTTTGATTTCCAGTATATCATTTAGTTCTGGTATGTTTAATTGTCGGAGAGCTTCATCGTCGGTTGAACCTTTGCCGGATGCTGTTTGTTTTGCTGGCTCCAGATT